TGCCGTTTTTAAAGCAGAAGACCTAAAGTAAGCATTAAAAGAATTTAAATTGCTTTCACAAAAATCTAAAATTGATGTTCTAACTTTAGTTTTTAAGGTGTTTAAATCCAATACAGTTTTTGTTGGATCATAATATACCGTTGAAATCATTTTTAAATAATTATAGTCAACGTCAACAATCTGTGGTGTAACAGTCAACACACTAATTGGTTTTAAAACATTCTGTAAGAAGAAATCTTTTTCGGTATCAGTTATCTCAAAACCATCTTTAGGTTTGGCTGATATAAAAACTTTACCATAAACTGGTGGGTCATTTTCTTCTCCACCCCAAACGTTTACAGCCTCAAACTGTGGATACTTCTGTTGAATTAATTTGATATAGTCGTTTTTGGTAACAGCACGATTCTGTGAAATGTATTGTAGTGGTGCAGCAAATCGAATCTCATCAACAGTTTCACGTGTTCGACCACCAGCAGCAACAGTAACGGTGTTGATTGTAAATCCGGTTAAATAATTAATTGCTGCAGAGCCAGTAAAGTTTGCAGCCTTATTTGCATCTTCACCATTGCTGATTAGATAACTTAATGTCAATACACCACCATCAGGAAGTTTCTTACCAACAATGTTATCACCAAAGTAAATTTGATATTTACCGTCTTGTCCTTCTTGTAGAAAATAGGTCTTAGAATCCGAAGTCAATGAAATTGAATCATCTACAGGATTATAAACCACAGTTTCCGTGTTCGAAGAACTTTGTTGCACAGTAACACGTAATGTTGATGTGTCTACTTTAGCATCAGGTATTTCATAAATTTGTTTAGGATTACTAATTTCGGAATGATTGTATGAATATGAAAGTAACTTACCTTCAAAAATTTCAATATCATTGTACACAAAGTTTGTTCCAGTTTTCGAAACAGTGTAGTCTTGCAAAGTAATAAATGTGTAAATTTTACCTTCAACGGGACCACTGATAAATGTGTATCCACGTGGTATCGTCAAGTAATCTTCTTGAGAAGTTGAACCATTAATTGTTACATCAATCACAGCTTTAGCTGCTTTATTTGAACGTGGTGTATAACCAAGTTTCTTAGCATGAGACACAACCGAATTTCTCAATAATGCGGTATCTAAGAAACCTTCATTTGCAACCATATTCAGGTAGTACGCATTATAGTGCGTGTTGTATGCTAAAATATCCAAAAGAACACTTAAGCCAGCACCCTCAAAATCATAATCGGAGAACTCCGTTTGTTGTTTGAGGAATGTTTTTAGATTGGTCTTGATTGTATCAAAATCAAGTTCGGTTACTCTTAAACGATTTGCCATTTATCGTACTCGTTCTAGGAAAAAATTAATTGTTATGGGGTCTGTCATATTCATAATATAGAATTCCATACGAACACTGAAACCATTATTGTCAACATCAGGTATGATATCCAAAGTTTTAATCTGTGCTCTTGGCTCATAGTTCTCAACAACTTGTCTAATCTCTCTTTCCATCGATATTGCGGTAATCTTATCGAGGTTTTCAAAAAGCAAGCGTCTTACGTTAGAACCCAAATCAGGTTGAAACGGTCTTTCGTAATGGTTAGTCATCATCAGATTCTTAATTGAATTGATAACTGCCATTTCGTCTTTATGTTTATTGATATCTTTCCGTACTGGATGTATCAAAAAGTTAAGGTCCAAATCTTTATATTGTCTGGATGAAGATGAAATTACTGTGGCCATATCTTATTTATCTGTGTTACCCAACGTTATTTTTGTATTTGTCTGTACCGACCAGATTGTTTATCAAATATTTTTGTGTATTACCAACTCGTCCAAGTTGGTTGATTTTGTTATAATCTTCCAAAATATTCAATGAATTCCTGTAAAAGTTCCAATCATGCAATCTTCTGGTAGACAATAATGTATTAGCTGCCACAACATTTGCAGTTATGGTTGTGATAAGATTTGCCGATAAATTAGATACATTTGAAGAGGTTGGAGTTTCACCACCTGTTGTTTCTGTGCGAATGCTGTTTCTTACCAAAACTAGGTTATTAATAATGTTGTTAGCATTGGATGTAATCTCATCAGAAATAAACAGACTAGTAAAATTACCCAACAAAGGAACTGTATTTGCAACATTATCGGTTGAACTAGTCAACAATAAAATTTGTTCACCGGCACTAACTGCCTTGTTGTAGTCTGGAAAATGAGTAATCACATTGGAAGTGTCCGAAATATTAGCTCTTGCTTCCGTGACACCAGAGATATTTGATGTATGACTCAAATAGTTTCTAATTTCAATAATCAAATTTGTTAAATTGGCCTTCATTGCTGTGCCAGAACCATTGTCGAAAGTGTCAATGCTTTGAACAATCTGATTCATCGTATTAACGTTATCACTTAATCTCGCAGTAACGTTAATCATTGGATTTTTAAAATAATCTGTTTTGACAATACTACCATTTGCCAATTCATCTTTTTGCCATGTCTCAAGTCTAACTGGTGCGGCTTTTAGATAACTCTTTGTATTGTCGGAAAGATTAATTGCATCTCCAAACTTACCTGTATCAAAACTAAAATTTAATCTCTCATATATGCTTGCCATAATATTACCTCATTACATTAGTGAAAAGGGTGGGCCGGTCACTGGTTTTGCTGGATGCGTGTGTGTATTATATATTGCTCGCATCATTTCCATTGATCCACGAATGTCCATTACTTGTCCGCCAAAAACTACGGGAGCGGACACTTCGGCTCCAGCAGTAATGTTTGTTGTAGCAGTCACCATTGTTGGTATTGCAACATCTAATCCTGCGGCAACACCACCAAGTAGTGTTACGAATCCTAAAGGCCCAGCTCTCATGCCTGTACCAGCATTAACTTTAGTTTGAGATGTAATCATATCAGCAGTTAATGCACCAGATACAACTAAGTCGCCTTGTAAGTATAGATGATCGCCTGTTGCAAGTTTCATACGACCCGTAACTGGATTACCACAACCAACTGTCATATCACCATTTGATAATATTGAAGATGTTTTACCAACAGTTTGAGTTAATTTACCACCAACTTCTAAGATATAATCTCCAGCAATTTTTTCATATTTGTTACCCATAACATTTACAATTGAATTTCCTTTTATTGTAACATAACACATACCGGAAATAACAACATCATTATCTTTGGCAACAATCTCATAATTATTACCGACAATCTTATGGACTCTTGTTCCATCAGATTGAATTTCAAAGAAAGTACCAATACCATCAGTCTGTGCGCCGCCATGCTGGAGGCGTATCCTCTCACGACCTGGAGTATCATCTAACTCAAAGCTGTGGCCAGATTCAGATATAGTTGCGTGGTTGTATGGGTATTTCGGCAAAGTTTCTTCGTTTGCCTGAGACTCAGGTTCTGTCCACGAAGTATCACCCGATGGTTTTGGTTTTGTTGCCATATCAGTTAGTTGAATATTTAGTTATATCAGTTGTAGTTGATGTTGGGTTCACACTGGATAGGTATGTATTCAACGTTACTCCTGCAGCTTCAATATCAGTTGAACTACCTGGAGTAGTTAATGCTTGAACTATAGCAACGGGAGCTGCAACCACTTTTAATCCAGCAGTATAAATTTCTCCAGCTGCTGTCTTTACATCATTGAAGGCTGCAATAGCTTCTGAAAAATCTGTTGTACCACCCAATGAAAATAAATCCGATAAACCTGAAGTCAGAGATGCTACCAATTCAGACAAACATTGTTTTAACAAATTATACAGTTTTGCGGGCAAACTATTAATATAATCAATCATAGCTCTAACTTTTTTTGCAAAATCAACAATTACGGTTGCAAGGTCTGCCAATTCAGATATAGATTTAGCAATATTGCTCAACTCTCGAGCAAGAATTTTTGCTTGTTCAATCCAGTAAACTGTTTCACCACTAGGTGTAAGTCCTAAAGCTTTCAATAAAGCTTTGATGCCATCACGAATCTTTGTCACAAATTCGGAAAATTGCAATCTCTGCAACGCCGCATTTCGTTCCATTAATCCAATAATATCACAAACGTGTTCTCTATTTTGATTTGCTTTATGTATTGTTGTTTGTTTTATTAACGTTACATCTCCGAGAGCCATAAATGGCATTGCTGGCGCACCAATTTGTTCGTAAACGACACCTTTTGCAGGTTTTGGTGCTGTAACAATTATTTCTGGTATTCGTGGGTCATTAAAACCAAGTTGGTCATTTTGTTCTTCTAATCTAATTCCGTGAATAACTCCAGTAATCACTGGAAAATCA